TTACCAGCGACATTATTGAGAACCGCTACACAGATTATAAGGATTTGCGCGTTGTTGTCATTGACACCTACGACGAGCTGATGAGCCTTGCCGAACAGGAGGTCATCCGTCTACATAATCGCGACAACCCCGATAAGCGTACCAAGAATTTCCGTTCAGCCTACGGCGGATTTAACGCCCCTTATGACAAGGCCATTGAAATCGTTCTTGATCGTCTGTGGGAACTGAAGCGTGTCGGAGTTTCCTTTATCGTAATTGGGCACACCAAGCGCACTACCTATACAGACCCCGTTTCCAATCAGACGTATAGTATGCTGTCCACCAATTTGGATAAACGCTATTTCGAGGCCCTGAAAACCAAGGTTCACTTCCTCGGTGTCTGCTATGTTGACCGTGAAATTGCCCAGCTCAAGACTGGTCGCAAGAATATTGTCAACGGTAAGGAGGAAGTTCTCGGCAAGGTTCAGAATGAAAGTCGTGTTATCTGTTTCCGCGACGAAGGTTTTAGCGTGGACGCAAAAAGCCGCTTTGCTGATATTACCTCTGACCGTATTCCGATGAATGTTGATGCCATGATCAAGGCTATCACTGACGCTATCAAGAAGGAACACGATAAGGGTTCTACCAGCTATGAGGACGATCTCAAAAAGCAGGCCGCAGAAGCCAAGGCCGAGGAAAAAGTACATCAGGCACGCATTGATAAATTCAAAGCTGATCGTCAGGACGAAGCTGATGAGGGAAATCGCGAAACTTATATCGCCACTATCGCGGCTAAATTCTCCAGTGCATCCGATGATGTTAAGACTCAGGCAAAATCCATGCTGAATGAATCCGGCTACGCAAAGTTCTCTGATCCCAATGTGCCTATTGCCACCCTCAAAAAGATCGCCTCTCTCTTCGCATAAGGCAGCGCATGGCAAAAACAACCGCACCAAAAGGCCGCCGCGTCAAGTGTCAGGCAACCGGTGTATGGGGCACGACCCTCACCTACTATAAAGCCCCTGACGGCCACTGGTATCAGGACGAAGCAACCTATCAGGACAAGCTTCATAAAACTGCCATGCATAAACAGGTCATCGCCGCACTCGCCGATGTTATGATGTTCGATCCATCAATGGCGTTCCCTACCATCATCCCCAAAAAGCTCAAGGAACTCAGCTTCTATGATGATGAAATCATTCTCGCAACGATTGAGCAATGCCGGGATAAGATCGGGTACGCCATGCGCACCAAAGAGTTTTCAAGCGAGTACGGCCGCGCCGCTTATGTCATGGCCATTATCAAAAATCATATCAATGATGTCTATAAGGCGGCAAAATCCAACGCCGCCGTACAGCACAAGCAGGAAGCAAAAGCGCAGCAGGTCCCTATTTTGCAGGATCTCGGGTTTGGGGCAAATACGCAGGATCACCACGCACACAGGGATATTTCAGACTTCCTGTTTGACGATGAGCAGGAATGAGGTGATTTTCTATCGAATTACAAGAAATTTTACATAAAATCAATGCAGACCGTGAACAAGTCGAAGCCCCGTTTGTCTTCTGCCTCTGGAAGGACCCCTACCTTTATGACGAGTACGACCGCGTCAATACTGGTACGGATGAAACCATCCAAACCGATGATTCTAAATTCTACTTTGCTCTTGGCCGCGCTCTGTATGAGCAGGGCTACCGCAACTTCGACGCGATCACGCTTAACGCTTACCTCAAGGATAAGGATGAAACCCGCAAAGAGTTTGATAAACGTGGCGGCTATCGTGAAGTCGAAGCGCTTAAATCTCTTATCAACCCGGATAATGTCGATGGCTATTTCGATAAGGTCGTCAAGCTGAACCTGCTGTCAGACCTCGCCCGCCAGTTCTTCAAAAATTTCTCCAATACGTCGCGGTTCGATAAGATGTCAAACGCCGAAGTCTATGACTTCTTTGACTATCAGCTCAACACCATCTCCATCAACACCGCCAAGGATATGAAGGTGGAAGATGTCTGGTTTGATGATGCTTTTGTCGATGAACTCAATAAGGGCGAGG